ATTAATTTATCAAACTGTCTGCGCTGTTCATCAATACCAGCTTGACTTGCTGCAGCTTGTGTACCTGCTGCTTGTTTCGCAGCTTCACCAGCTTGCTTTGTACCAGTAATAGAACCTAATGTGTCTCCGATAAAATCTTTCACAAAACTCATAACATCCTCCACTCTTCTCTGGTCATGCCGAGAATATAAACGTCTTTTAACACACCGTTTTGCATACAGGCATGACGGCGACAACCTTCGTCTTTCATGCCTAGTTTTAAACCGTAGTTTCTAGCTGACTCTAAGCCAGCAATGATATAAGCAGTCACTCTAGCAATGGGGCGCGTATTAAATGCCCAATTTAAAAAAGCCATGCCTAGATCACGTGAATATGGAATTGCTGATTTTTTAAGCAACGAGTGCCATTCTAGCTCTAAAGTGGAATACTTGATCGCCATAAATGCCCCAGCAAACTGATCGCCAATCCATGCGGATAGGTAAGTTACTTGTGGGTGTTGAATAGGCGCAGCGGGTCTATGATCGTGACCAACCTTATTAATATAAGGGTCAGAATATACTTCAAGTAAATGTTCTTCTGAAATAAATTCTGTCACAGAAACCTCTTGCATCACATCTCCTTGGCAGGGCATTGTGAGCTGCTGGCGGCTCTGTTGGCTCAGCGGTTTCATTTTATCGCAAATTAGCATTTCGTCAATCTATTTCAAATTCACGCTCTTCCCATGCTTGGCATGAGCGTAGATCGTGGCAAATGAAGTCGAATTTATTGCAATACCCACGAAAACCAGCGTCTTTGTCCCATTCATTACGGGGTATTTTTTCCATTTTTGCTTGGGTCATGGTGCTGTTGTCATAGTATTCGCAGTTCGAGCAACGGCGGCGGCGGGCTTCTTTCTCATCTACCTGCATAGCCTTGCCTAAATTAACCCAGTAATCCTTGTTGGCTGTTGGCTCGTTGGATGGGTTTTGTGGCCCAAGCATCCAGTCGTCAATGACGATCTGGGTATTTTTCTTATTCTCTGCAGGAGTAATAAACTCTTCCTCCATTGGAAGACCAGCAAACCCTTTAGGGATAATCATAAAATCCTTCATGCCAATCTCCTTATGTAATCTCGCGCCCAGACGAGCGAATAGTTAATGCAGTAGCTGTTCCGGTGGTAGAAATAAACCCGCCATTTGCTAATACTTGACCAACTAGCTCTGGGAAAGTGTAGGTTTCATCCGGTGCAATAGCTCTAGAGTCAACGATTAGATTAGTTGCCCCAGCAGAGCCACCAGAACTCACCAGATTGACGCTAATCACAGCGTTTGAGGCACTGGTATTGGTAGCCGTAAATTTATCAATGATGGCTGTGCAATTGACCGCAGTGTATTGCGTAGTCTGCGCCGCTTCCATTTGTTTTGAGCCAATTAGTGGCTTTGCTGTGACTGTCATAATTTTCCCCTTAAATTGCTTCTGCGCCGCTGGCGGTAATTGTCAAACCAGCAGACGCGGCTTGAATTTGAATCGTCTCTGCAGCATTCATTACTTGAATGCCATTGTATTGCAATGCATTGTTTGCTGGTACTGAAACATCATATAAAAAAGCATTTGTTGTCGCTGCCGAACCAGCAGCAGGAACAAGGAATACTCTTACGTTAATGGCTGCGCCAGTAGTATTAGCAATGCTAAATTCTTTAAGTAAGGTGCGAGTTGCAGCCGGAACGGTATAAAGCGTGGTTACGCCTGTTGTAATAGCAGCTTGACCTAGTTTTGTTGGAGTTATTACATCGAAAGCCATGTTAGCACCTGATTTGATCGCACTCGTGCGGTTTGATTTGCATACGGAAGAATGCCATTGACATCATGCTCTAATTCTATGTTATTTCGTATTGGTGCTAATGCCAACATTTCTAAAGCATTAGACATTCTACTAATCTCATCTAATGCTTGCACCGCTTTTTGATCTGCATTGCCACTATTGATTGCTGCATCTTTGGCTAAAGTAACGATCTGAGCTAATGCTTCATTCGCTGAAGCAGCACCAGTTCCAGCTAATATTTCTGTTCCTGGCGTGTCTGGGCTTGGAGATATTTGATCTGCTAACGCAAACAAACGCTCGAACTGTTTTATCTGTTCAAAGTTTTTTAAGAACGTAGCAAGCTGGTCGCGCGTTAAGTTTAGTTTTTGATTTGCCATAATTAATACGCTAATGGATCAATCTGCGCTTCAAGTCTAGCAAAAGACAAATGAGAATCACTATCACCACGGAAACGCTGAATGCGCCAGTTACGCATATGGCCTTGTTGAAACCACACAATGCGTTTTCTGGTGTTTCCAGTAGTGCCAACTGAGATTGATCTGTCTTGACTCCAAGACCTGCCATCAACTGAGTAGCTGGTGCTGATTTTTGGGTCTTTGCCAATCGCCACGCTACCAGTTAATGACACTAGCTCTAGCTCGTTAAATATTGCGCCATTGCCTTCGTTGTAAACGATAGTTGTGCCAAACTCCCAGCGCACTTGCTGACCATAATGAGAGCCAATATCCTGAACCATATATCCAACTGAGTTCGATTGTGGGTCACCAATTAACCACTTGTCATATGCCCACACTAGATTACGGGCGCGATATTGATTAAAACCAACAACGGATGTGGTTAAAGTGAACCACACATTTTCACCTAGTTCTTTTGATGCAGAAGCATCAAATACCAATGTTTTATCTGGTAAATGAACATACAGGTGATTATGCGACTTGTCATTACGTGCCTCTAACTTGACTAAAGCTAATTGAGCCTCAGTATAGTTAAGCAAAATCATGTCAATTTCTTGGGTGCTAATCTTGTTTGCTTGTGCATTTGCACCTAAATAAATGCCTGGCGCTTCATTGCGACCACTACCAAGGAAGGCAATATTTTCAAGATAAACACAGCACGCAAAAGTACCAAGCACACCCTTTTGAATCTGCGCTCCATCAATACGTTGGAATGGGAAAAACTCACCACCAACGTTATCGAATACCTCGATAGTATTTAAGTTAAGCGCATAGACTTCATTACGCAATTTAAGCAAAGCTACTACTGGGTCAGGATCAACTTCAGACGAACCATATTTAAGCGGATTTACTTGTGTTGGGTCTGATAGCTCTGTGACAACCAAGCTAGTGCCATCGGTGGTCATAAAGTATCCATCCACCCAAACAACATCAAGCACAACTCCTAAATCAGGGTCTGTTACTTGAGTTAAAACACCATTCCAGTAATACAACCGACCACCAGATGCAATAGCCAATCGATCAAAGCTGTAATCAAATGTGACTAATGTATTTACTGGGCCTCCAACATCGCCAAGTGTAGTCACAGCCCCATTGCTCGAAACAGTGACTAGCTTAGTACCCATCACACGATAGCAAACACCATTCCAATTAATACCGCCACGGTCAATGCCTGGGCCAGTACCATTTGAAACTAATCCATCGGCAGGTCTCAAATAGCCCTTGCTAACTCCATTGTCTTTTGGAACAGGAATCATATTGACAGGGTAAGACGTGCGAAAGTCTGGACTGTTATCCGTATAGATGCCGTTTAATATGCCGATTTGCATTTATCTCACCTTTACCACTTAACGCGGTCACTCCAATACGCCGCAGACATCTTGCCTTTGGCAATATTGTCAGCGTGCCTAGCCTTAAACGATTCTCTACGGGCTTTAGCTGCTTTAGACTCGCCCTCTTTTTTTGGTGAACCAGAAACGCCTTGCTGACCAAAGCGAATCGTCTTCACTTTATCGCCAGCTTTGGCAACTACGACATGACTTTTGGTCGGATGTGATGGAGTGCGCTTGGGCTTGTTATAGCCCTCGACACCAATGCGAGCAAGGCGTGAGTCTTTGGTGGCCATGTTAGAAGCTGATATGTAACTTGAAGGCTTCCAAGCGCATCAAGTTGTTGGCTGTTGCTGGCTGGACAGTAATAACAAAAGTCTGGTCAACAGTGGTGTCTACTGACAAAAACACGTTTGCGCCTGTGGATAATCCGTGACCAACAGCAGATGCTGAATTGCTGACAACTTGTGAACCGCCACGATTGCACATGAGCTTTTGAACACAGGCGCCAGCATTGTTGGCAGCAGCAGCAGACAGAAGAACACCACCGCCATAGGTCATGCCTAAGGTTTTAACGGTTGCATTGTTGGTTAGGCTAAATAGCGCATCAATCTCCATGCCACCACCTGTACCCATTGCCCAACCTGGCACTGTGACAGATGCCAATGTAACCACTGTGTTTGCTACTGCAACAACTGCTGTTCCATACCAAACTAGTGCGGTTTGTGTGCCAGACTGAGTTCCAGTTGTCGTGATAGCTGCGCCGCCTGCGGATGCAGACACGGTGAAGGTGTTTGCAGACAATACGGTTTTTACGTAATAGGTTGTATTGATTGCCAAACCTGTTGGCAATGCGCCAGTGGTCGTGAAGCGGATTGTGTCATTGACAGACAGACCATGTGCAGCCCAAGTGACTATGCCTGGTGCTGCAATAGTGATCGTCACAGTAGATGCGATGTAAGGCAAATCAATGCTTACAGCGGTTCCAGTTGTGTCAACGTCCAAAGCTGTGACTTCGTAAAAGCCTGTATCAGCAGTGCCGCCTGTCCAAGTGACATAGACATCTTGACCAACTGCTACGGCAGCGGTAAGGCCATGAGCGCCAGCACTGTTAAGACGAACATCGCCAGCATTGTTGTCATAGGTCAAAGTCACGAATGTAGCCGCAGGTTCAACCAAGCTAACTGCTGCAAGGTTTCCAATAACTAATGCAGGGAAACTACGCAATTGAGGCTGTGCGCCAATGCTGTACTCGACAGTTGCATTACGGTTTTGAATCTGAATCGTTCGGTCTTCGGTGTAAGGGCCAAACGTCTGTGCAGTGTTTGAAAGTGTGCCAATGGTGGAATAGTTCCAATATTGGGCGCTAGGTGCAACAGATTGCAGCAAGACGGTAGTTGCCTCGTTGCCTGTGTTGCCGATGCTGATGTACTCGCCAACAGGAACGATTACATCAACTTGATTGGTTGTCAGGCTTGGTTGAATAAACATGGTTATTACTCCTAAAAGTTAAGCGATGCGATACCACGAATTTGTGGCTTGAGGTTGGGTGTGACGGAGTTTTCTTAGGCTTGTTATAGCCTGCTACTCCGGCACGATCTAACCGTGGGTCTTTTTTAGTTGCCATTATTAAGCTAACACTGCGCCTCTAAGTGATACAGCCCACCAATCAGTTCCAATAAATTGTAATTGACAACTATCACCCACAGCATTAAATGTAATGGTTGTGCCAGCACCTAAGTTAGTTGGAGTTAAAACACCAGTATCACCACCAGCAGCTTCAGCAACATAAACTATGTTCTTAATTTGACCTTGTGCGCCATCAGCAAGCGTTAAAGCATTGCCAGTAGCTGTAGACGTAAACGCTGTAGCTAAGGCGGTAATATTTACTGCGCCTGGGCCTGATAAAGATTGAACTGTTGCGCTTGCACCAGTGCCACCGTTAATTACTGGTAAAGCACCTGTTACGCCAGTTGTAAGGGGAAGCCCTGTGCAAGTTGTTAACGTGCCAGATTGAGGCGTTCCAAGAATAGGAGTTACTAACGTAGGTGTATTAGCAAAAACTAACGCGCCTGTGCCTGTTTCATCAGTCATTGCAGCACGTAAGTTTGCGCTAGATGGTACTGCTAAAAATGTTTGTATGCCAGCAGCATAAACTGTTTCAGCATTGATTTGATACCATGAGTTTGTAGGCTGATA